GCAGTTTTTGGATAAGCCGAAAAGCCACTCTCACTCTGGACAAATTCTTGCCATCCCGTCACTGGATGACTCAAGACATCTCTGAAATACATACCCATAACATTTGGGCCTTTGTAAATGGACCACCTATTAATAATTAGATGAGCATTCAATGCATCCGAACCATAAGCTAAAACTCTAGTTACAATTCGTTTTCTCGGATCGTCAATCTGAATATGTCGTTCTGGAAAAGCCATCCTCTTGGCAATCTCAATCTCTTCTCTATTAACTAATCCTTTAACCCATACGTGGCCAAGAAATTCTAGAGATTGTTTCATGCCTTTGACAATTCTGGATTTCTGAGTATTCACCTTAATACCCAGTTCACCAATAACTTTGGCGATAAGCTCCAGTGGTAAGTGCTTGTCAAATGAGAATACTGAGTCATCACCCAGTACGAGAACCTTATCTTCTCTGATCGGTCGAGACGTTGACTTAAATGACATGTATTGCAATATAATAAAATTTACAACACTATCAACCAACTGTGTGAAATAACTACCTGAAGGAACACCCTGATGTTTCTTATAGAGTAAACCATCCGGCATAACAATTGGTGTGTGAATGAAGTAATGCACAATAGAATCCCATTCTCCTTTGTTGACTAACTCTGGATCAAAATTGGTTTTCAGTACTTTAAAAGCTACATCAATCAATCTGGGATGTATCGTACTATCAAAGCTAGAAAAATCTAATGAGTATTTCAAATTCGCATTCTCAATTCTCACCAGTCGTGAAGCTAACTCATGTCTGTGCAAGCCAAAAGCCATAACACTCCTTTGACTTAGATACTCATCAATTAATGGACGCGCATACTTTGCTTCAAGGATGGTCATACTTAAAGGATAACCCCAAACTAAACGTGTCTTTGGTCCCGAACTGCCATTCCCATGTTGTACTCGTCGGTAGCCTATGCACGGTTCAGGTGCTTTATCACCTTTCGCAATTCTCTCACTCCTTTTGAAGTCTGTCTCAAACGCATCTCCTTTTGTGGTAAAACTAGGAGCTCCAGAAGATTTCTCAAGTTTTAAAGCCTGATAAATTTCTTCCTTTTCCAATAACGGATGAAGTGACTGGTTTCCCCCAAAAACTCTGTAAGCGACCTTAATGGCCTCATTCAGTACGCCCTCATCAGGCTGCCAGTCAAC